CTCCTCGGAGGGTCGGGAGGGTGGGCGGTGTGATTCCGAGCGTGGGGTCGGTCCGGTTACCGACGGACGGGCCGTTGACCACTTCCCCGACCGCCACGCCTACCGCTTCCTGCAACTCCTGGAAGCCCTGGAGGATCGGGCCCTTGAAGTCGACGGAGGGCCCATTCAGAACCTCTCCAACCGCCCGTCCAACCTCGATCTCCATGTTCTCGAAGAACTTGACGATGGGCGCCTTGATGTCTACGGAAGGCCCGTTGAACACCTCGCCTACCGCCCGGCCCACCTGCTCTTGTACCGCCTCGAAGAACTTCGTGGCGGGGTTGGCAAACTCGGCGGTAGCGACGTCCTTCACCACGCCGGCGAGCTCCTCCGCAGCCTTCTTCACCTTGCCCTTGGAGTCCTTCAGGCCGAGGGCGAGACCGTCGCCGGTGTCCTGGCCTTGCTTCCGGGTCTTGCGGGAAGGCGAATGGATGTCGAGCGCGCTGGCGATGGTGCTGGTGACCGACTCGGCGATGCCCCGGGCGATGCCGAGGATCTCTCCGACCCCGCTCGCAAGACCGGAGGCAAAGCCCCGGACCGCGTCCCGTCCCAGGGCGGTCATGTCGGCCACGAGACCCGCCACAGCGCGTAGAACGCGATCGGGTAGCTGATCGAACTCCGACACGGCGTTGCTGACCAACTCGGTGATCGACCGGACAAACCGGTTCTTCAGGTCAGTCGCCGACTGCAACACGTTGGCGGCCATGGTCGTCACGGCGAGGGTGACCACGCTCTTCAACCGCTCGAAGACTTCCCCGATCCGGGGAATGTTCTCGGCGATGAAGCGGGAGGCGGCTGCGATGCTCTTGACGAACTCAGAATCCAGGACGTCCGCCACGAACCGGACAATCGGGATCACGACGTTCTGAAGGATCGCGTGGACGCCGGCGAGCACTACGACCAGAGTGTCCAGTGCACCCTTGGTGAATTCAATGGCGAAGGGCAGTTGCTCTTCGAGGATCTTGGCGATGTCGACCAGGATCGGTCCGAGCTCCTGGATTACCGGGATCAGCTCAGGTCCGATAGCGGTGATGAAGTCCCGGATGACCGGAGCCAGCGTCTCGATTACGGGGGCGAGCTGGACGAAGGCCTCTTGGACCAGCGGCAGGATGTTGTCGACGAGAACGTCGAAGGTGAGCACCAGCTCATTCAGGATGGACTGGAACTCCTTGGACGCGGTCAGTCTGACGAACGCCTCCGAGATCTTCTCCAGGACGTCGAACAGGCCTCCACCGTCCTGCGTGAGGGCTCCGAAGATATTGCCCAAGCCCTCGCCGAAGTTGCCGAGGATGGTGAAGAGCTGTCCGATACTGGACACCGCACCGTCAATGGCTCGCTGAAGCGACCCGTCGTCGAGCGCCCGCAGCAACTTGTCCTGAATCCGCAGCGTGACAGCGTCGATAGCCTGCGTGATCCGGTCGAACGCGGGCGCCGCTCCAGCGGCCAGGGTGGTGAAGGAGACGGCCAGGCGTGCGGGGACCGCCTCCAAGTTGGTCAAGCCCTGCGTCGCACCGTCGAGCGCCTGCCCCAGGATGCCGGAGGCGGACAGCCCGTTGGCCGCTTCGACCACCCCCTTGGCCATGCGGTTCAGGGAGTTGGCAGTCTGGTTCAGAGCGGTTGTGACGACGGGTGCGGTGACCTGTCCGAGGGACCGCAGCGACTCGTCCAGATCCTTGAAGACTCGGTTCTGCACCCCCTGCTGTACGGCCTTCAGCTCACGTCGCATCGTGTGCAGCTCGTCGACGAACAGCCGGGCTTCCGGCGCCAGGTCCTTCAGCGACTTGTGGAACTCGTCCGGGGACAGCTCCGGGTCGAAGGCACGCTTGATCGCGTCCTCCACACCGATCATGGCGAGCTTCAGCGTGCCCGCCGTAAGCTGCTGCGCCAGCATCGCCTGTGTAGCAACCGCCGCCGCCGGAGCCAGCTGCTGAACAGTGCTGACCACCGACGCAAGGAGCGGGACCAGGGAGCCCACGCCGACGGATAGAGCCGTCACGCCACCTGTCAGGATGCCCACTCCCCGGGCAGCGGTTTGGGCTGACCGTCCCATCCTGGCGAAGCGGTCCGACAGATCGTCGACCTTCCGGGGAGCTTCCTCGTCGAGTTCAACGTCGACTTCGATCTCCGGGTCGGTCGCCTGGATCGTGGCGATCACCTGGTTCAGCTCGGTGCCGACGTCCCGGAGCGTGTCCGGGTTCAGCACCGCCTGAATCGTCACCGGGTCATCGACGATGCCGCCCCGGTTGGTGATGTCGACGATTTGGTCAAGCTGCCGGTCGAGCGTGCGCAGCGCCTCCCGCTGGTCGATCAGGACGCCGACCTCAATACCATCGACGTTGCCTTCAGCGGACGCAACAACCCGGTCCAACTGGAGACCGAGCTGACGAACGACGCCCCGGGTGTCGAGAGCCGCTTCCAGGTCGATCGTGTCGGCGTCGTTCTCCGCCTCCCGGATGATCCGGGAGAGGTCCCGCTCCAGCTCCGGTAGCGCGCCGGCAGTGGAGATCAGGAGATCGACTTCAGCTTCGGATGCCACGGTTCACCCCATCATCCCTGCTACAGCCGCAGCGATCTGCCCGGCATCGTCGGCTCCATCATCCCACTCGTCCTCGTAACCCCTAGGGGGGATCGACAGGGAGAAGTCGAAGCGCAGCCGCCCCCGCTCGTTGGCGTCCTTCGTGCACAGCGCGTACGTAGCCGCGCACCACTGGCCCACTGACACCGCCCAGGGGTCGACACCGGCCAGCGTCAGGTGACCGAGGATCTCCGGGCCCGTCGACGTGGCGAGTAGCCGGGCGCCCTCCCACCACTTCCGCCCCGTCTGCTGCCCGAGAATCCGGAGGGACTCCTGTTGGATCGCCTCAGCTACGTCCGGTTCCTTCAGCAGCCACTCGGCGATCCGGTCCCGGTCAGCTGGCTCCGCCAGTTGAGCGGCGAGCACGGCCAGGTTGCTCGTCGCCCAGACTGCGGCCGGCCGCCACGGCAGGCTGACTACGTGACCCCCGAGGTTGACCGGGAGAGGGCTGCGGGAGAGGGCGGCCGACTCACTCCCCATCGGCGGACGTCTGAACGTCCTTGACGGCCGCGTTCACCAGCTTCTTGAAGATCCGGGGAAGCTCCGTCTTCAGGGGGACCTGTTCGGTTACGAACCGCATCGCCAGTCCGTCCCAGACGTCGTCCCCGAGGGACTTCCGCAGGAGAGTGAACAGGGCCTTCGTCTGGACCCCGTCCGAGACGTCCATGAGCCCGAGGAGCTTGTACCGCCCCAGGTCCTCGGGGTCGAGAGGGGCGAAGCGGTAGGCCTCACCCTTGATCTGCATCGTGATGGTGCGGGAGTCGTCGTCCATTCTCCCAGGCTACCGCTCCAGCTTGAAGTCGTACCCCCGGGCCCTGGCCACTTCCCGTAGAGCCCGGTCAAGGAACGGGCGCGCCCGGGTACCGGGGTGCTTGACGACCTTTGCGTAGACAACCCGGCCACCCATCTTGAACCGCAGCGCTTTCGCGTTCTTCGGCCGGATCAGGTGCGGGCGGGTGCCGTCGTTGACCATCGGGGCGTACTCGACGTCGGAGCCGATCGTCCAGCGGCTGCGGAGACCGAAGAAGGAGCGCCGTTCTACCCGGATGGATGCGCGCAGCCGGCCGGTGTCGACCGGGGCCAGGACCTTCGCCCGGTTCACCACGGCGCGTGCGTCGGCGTCACCCCTCGTCCGACTGGCGTTCCTCATCGTCCGGTTCAGCGCTGCCTGATCCAACCGGATCCGGGCCATCAGGCTCCTTCCACCCCTTCGGCTCCTTCCACCCCTTCGGCTCCTTCCACCCCTTCGGCTCCTTCCACCCCTTCGGCTCCTTCCACCCCTTCGGCTCCTTCCACCCCTTCGGCTCCTTCCACCCCTACCTCCAGATCCTTTACGACGACGACGTGACCGGCGTTGATCCACCCCTGCACCGTCGAGTCGAGCGGACACGTCGACTCGTCTCCCTGACGTACGTCTTCGAACGCCCGGGTCGCCCGGATCCGAACCAGGCTCACTTCACGCTTGGCCATCAGCAGCACGCCTCCATCACGACTCGCACGATCATCGTCCCGCCGATGCAGTTTCCATCCTGCCCGACCGGCGTGTAGTTCCCTACCGCCACGTCGTCCCAGTCCTCGAACGCGCAGCACACGGCCCGCTCCATAGCGCCGTAATCCTCGTCGAGCAAGAGCGCCACGTTCGTCCAGTCGTCCTCCGACGGAAGGCCGGAGGACCCCGGAGTCGGGGCGCACCGTACCGCCCCGAGCTCCAGATCAAGGACGCGTTCCTGGCCGAAGCAACGGGCGTCCCGGGCTGCCGTCGAGTTGATCTCCTTCACCCCGCCGATGCTGGCGATCCGCACCCACCCCAGGCCCCGGCAGCACTCGTCGTCGTTGGTCGACAGGAGCGGGGTCACCTGGGCGCCAGGGCGCAGCATGACGTGCTGCGGAAGGATCGGCTTCGGGTGCGGGGCCTGCAGCTCGTTCTGGAAGCAGAGCAGCAGCGTCTGCGCCAGATCCATGGCGACGGTCATACGGTGAACCTCCCCCGGAACGTGTCGGGCGACGCGACCCGGGACCGCTGCGTGAGTCGGTACGGGTTCACGGCGTGGATGAACAGGTCGACCGACTGGATACCGGTCTTGCCCTCGTCGAGCACCGTGGTCGGGTCCACCATTTCCAGGTCCACACCGTTGCGGGTGAGCGAGGCGAGCTGCCCCGGCAGAGAGCACTCTGCCCCGGCGCACGCACGGGCGAACTCGCACGCCAGGTCACCGGCTGCGATCTGACCGGCGAGCGGGAGCGGGAGGCCCGGACGGTAGACGATGACGAACGAGCCGACGTCCTCCGGACCGGCGTCCATGCTCTGGCACTGTGGCCAGCACTCACCATCGGTGCGGACCAGCATCGGCCGGCCACGCCACGAGTCGAGCCGGTACGCCGTGGACGACAACTCGATACCGTCGATGGTGACGCGCTCGATAGACGCCACCGACGTGGGGAACGGCACCTCACAGGACGCTGCGCAGGAGCACGCGCCGGGGCACGCGCAGTTGCGCCACAGACCCCCATCGACGTACGGGATCATCCACGGCATCGTGCCGCCGCCGACCGTCCCCATGCCGACCGGCCACACCATGTAGCCGGCCCCGCCGGCGCACTTGGGTCCGCACGGCCGGTAGTTCACCGGGCACTGGGCGAACCGGCGCCCGGTGAGCGCGTCGAGGACGAACGTGGCCAGGTTCGTGGCACGCGCCCGGACGTCGGCGCTGAAGTCCCCCCAATCCGGGCAGCACGTCGTATCGATGGGCCAGGAACACGGTCCCGGGATCGGGATCGGAACCTCGGGATCCACCGGGTTGATGACGGGCACGGCTACCTCCTTACAGGAACGGGAACTTGACGAACGTGGCCTGTGCCGGATCCGACAAGTTGGTAGCTGTCCGGATCACCGCAATGTAACCGATGAGCGCCCCTACGGCCGTAACAGGTGCCGCAACGAACGGCTCCTTCCCGATCGCAGCCACGGCAGCCGCCAGGGAGGAGTACGTCTGCTGCCCGTACTGCACGGCGATCTGGGCGGTGGTCACGTTGGTCGGGAACAGCCACACCCGCTGGATTGTCGACGTGTTCGTACCCCCGGGGACGAGCGTCAGTACCCCGTTGTTGTCGTAGCGCGTCGGATCGATCACCGTCACCGGAGGTGGCGTAGGCGTCGAAGCCGTCCGCAGGATCTGACGGAAGACGGCTGGCGTTTGCACGGGGCTCGGGGACTCGTGGGGGTTCTCGGTGAGCACACCGGCTGCGAAGTGGTTCGACGCACGGGCGAACAGGACTCCCGCAGACTTGTCGAACGACCGGTTCGCACCGTTCGGCGTCACCAGGTTGCCCGACAGCGTGAACGGCTTGATCGCGTCCATCAGATCGGCCAGCTGGTTCACCGGCTGCGCCAGGATCACCGGGAGCGTCTGCACCTCGATGACCTGGCCGAGACCCGTGTCGTAGAACGAGACGCCCAGGACGATGTGGGAACGCCGTTGCTCGGGGGTGGGAATTGTGGCCTGCTGAACGATCGCCCCTGCGGAGTCGTACATCCACCACGTGATCGAGCGGAGGAGTGCGGCTGCGTCCAGCGGCACCGTCACGGCGGGCTCGTCGACCTTGACGATGGACGGCACCGAGGACAGCAACTGCGTGTTGTCGACGACGTAGCCGACGACCGGTTCGATGTCGATGGCGTTCGGCGTCAGCGAGATGTTCAGCTCCCCGCCGGAGGCAACACCCGTCGTCAGATCCGCTTCCTCCTCCGACATGCCGACGTCGATGGCGAAGGCTTCGGTGTCGATGTGGACCCAATACTTGCCCTCCTCCGCCCAGAACGTCAGCTCGCCAACCCCGTCGGTGAAGACAGGGTTGGCGAGCGGCGTGCCTGTGATGTCGCTGTACAGCGGCGCCAGGATGTTGGAGTTCTCGGGGAACACCCTGGCGGGAAGGTTGGCTGCCAGGGTCCCGTCCGGGAACCAGTAGATCTTCTGGTACTCGACCAGAGCCATGGAGCCGTCCTCCTAGGTGAGCTGCGTCCAGATGACAGGGCCGGTGTCGACACCCGCAGGGGTGCCGAACGAGGCTGGAAGCGCCCCGGAGACCCCGTCGATGTAGTAGGCGTTCAGGTTGGCGGTACCGGTCGGGGTCGTCTCGGAGATGATCGGGTCGGTCGTGGCCCGGGTGGTCAGTCCCAGGTTCACCACCCCGCCCTGGCGGCCGATGACCAGGTAGTGCAGCACGGGGCGCACCACGGTCGACAGGCCGGTGATGGAGCGGATGCCCGTCAGCCCCGCCGTGACGGTGCCGTAGTCGGCGAGCAGCGTCGTGGGGAGACCCGTCGAGTCGGAGTTGTAGATTCCGAACCGGAGGTTCCCGCCGACCAGGGCGAGCGTCACGTTGCCCGCTACGCCCGTGATCGTGGTGCGCCGGCCCGGCCAGAACGGCAGGGCGAACATCCGGTTCACAGGCACGTTGGCCGTGGCGTTGGAGCCGTAGACCGGTACGGCGTGCCAACTGGCGGAGCGGATGACCGGGAGGTTGCCTTCCGGCCCGACCGTCAGCGGTTCACCGGCCTGCCCATCGGATGCGCGTACCTGGTCGGTGTCGGTCCGGTACCAGAGATCGCCCTCCGACGCTCCGGACGGGGCCGACGTGAACAGCGGGAGCCGGACGAGGTCACGGAAGCGTCGGGACACGGCGCGCCTACTGGGCGGGGACGATGACGAGGCGGAAGGCGTTGGCGGCCGGCGCCGGGTTCATGGTGACGTCCACGGCGTTCGCCCCGTTCCGGGAGAATCCGACGCCGACACTGTCGCCGGAGGAGATCTCGTAGACGTCCCAGACGAGGTCCTCGGTGCCCAGGTTGTGGACGATGTTGAAGGTGGTGGCGACCCCGTCACCGAACGTCTGGGCGAAGCTGACGGGAGACGTAGCGGTGAGCTGCGCCAGGGTTACGTAGTCCTGGGGGAGAGCGGCGTCGGCGGCATCGCGTACGCGGTTGCCGTTCATGTCGAGGTTGGTGAAGAACGGGGTGGTCACAGCTACCTCCGGAGGAGTGCGGTGCCCGCCGTGGCGGGGCTGAACGTGAGGGTGGTGGTCTCGCTGTCCAGATGCTCGACGGCAGCCTCCACGCGTGCCCCGTCGACGAGGACGGTGACGGTGGGGTTGCAGCCGAAGTGGTGCTCGATCGTCCACGTGGTGGCCGCTACCGGCTGCTCGTGGACGTACGTACCCGGCCACGCCTCGTCCGTCTCCGTGGAGTCCACGGGGTAGTGGAAGACGTTGCCGGCGATCTCGGTGAAGAACACGCCCGGAGCGGCGTAGAACGCAGCCAGGCCGTCCACGTCGGTCAGTACGGGGTTGGCGAGGGGGAGCGTTCCGGCCTTGTCGGAGAACACGGGGACGAGGACGTTGCCCCCGAGGAGCTGCACCGGGAACGCAGCCTCTGCCGCCGGGTTCCCGTCGGGGTACGTGAGGTACTGGGCGTACTTGATCAGGGGCACGGATCCTCCCAGGGCCAGTCCACAGCCTGTGGATGAGGCTGTGGACTGGCGTAGCCGTTACGGGACCGGGAGCACCGTGGCGCCACAGACGGCCGTCGGGAGCGGGGCCGTGGTGACCTCGAAGTGCATCGGCTGCGTGGCGCCGATCGGAGTCAGCAGCGGCTCCAGCGTGGCGGGTACCGTCGCATCCCGGCGGATGTCGTCGTACGGGCCGACGCCCCAGTCACCGCCGAACACGGCACGGGCCGTGAACGTGAGGGTGAGGGCACCGTTCTCGATGACCCATTCACCCCACTGGGCGTCCTTGACCCACGGGAAGAGCCAGTAGCCCAGCTTCGGGAAGCCGGACGTGGTGCACGCCTGGCCCGAGACGCCCGACCACAGCTCCAGGCCGAACGAGGCGGAGCCGGTGAGATCGGCGTCGATGCGGAAACCGACCGTATTCGGGGTCGGCGTCGCATCGTCGACGACCAGCGGGTCACCCGTGATCAGGTTGATCATCGTCGGGTCGATGGTGCAGATGATCAGGCTGATGTCCAGCCACCGCAGCGCCACGTCCGACCGGTCGTCAATGCACCGGTCACCGTTGGCGTCAGGCTGCGTGATCTCTTCCGCTTCCTGGTAGTTCGGGGTGATCGTGCCGGAGACGAACGCCTTCATGGTCAGGGTGGACGCCGGACCTTCGACCACGGCGCCGCACTCGTCCAGCTTGGTGATCCGGAGCATCTTGCCCCGGGACAGGCTCACGCATTCGGTAGCCACTACTGGGCTCCCTTCTTGTTCCGGGTGCGCCGGACCGGCGCAGGATCGGGCTGTGTGAAGCGGTCTGCGACGTACGGCGCAACGAGGAACTCGGCGCCGCCCCGGGCCGTACGGACATCGTCCGGGCTGTCAGCTAGGGCCAGGAGCAGCACGGCGACGTCACGGGACTCGCCGGCGCCCGGGATGATCGGGACCCACTGGACGGTCATACCGGCACCGCCGGAGCGGTGGCGACAGCGGGAGCGGCCAGGGGGATCTGCACGGCGAACACGGTGTCGCAGATCCACGAATGCATCCACACCGTCTCGGCAAGCGCCATCCACTGGTTGTTGACCCGGTCCAGCGTGGCGGTCGGGTCCGGCTGGTCCACGGACGTCGACCACAGATGCACGGCAGGTGTCATGAACGCCCACGCGAATCCTGCGGCCGGCGCCACATCGGCAGGGCCCGTGATGTCGTAGCCGGCGCCGAACGACCAGACGGAGCCGAGAGGCGTCTTGAGCTGGCCCGCCCCGCCCGTGCTCTTGACCATGCCCGCGTACTCCACGGCCGCCTCAGCGCGCGTGGAGACGTGGATAGTCCCGATGTACCCGTGAGCCCCGTAGAACGCGTTCTCCAGGGCACTGACGGCCGCACCGGCGCCGGGTGCGGCGGGGGTGACGACGGTGGCGCCGGAGCCGGACAGGGTCGGGGTGACGCCGGCGAGACCGCCGCCGTTCCAGATGACCGACTCCAGCCGGTTCTGTACACCGGCCTGGTACCGCTTGGTTACCCGCCTGGTGACGTCAGCCTGCGTGGTGCCGACCGTGCCGCACTGGTACGAGGCGATGAGCCAGTACGGGTCCGACTCGACGTAGTCGGTGCCCGGGGTGAACGTCTTCAGCGGCTGCGCACCAGGGGTGCACGTCGGGTCGTAGGGGACCACGTTCATGCCGCAGTCCTCGGCGGCGAACGTGTAGCCGGACGCCACGCCCTGGGCGTCGAGCGTGCCCAGGGAGGCAGCCGCCGTCAGGATGCCGTAGCGGCGTGCCGGAGGCGCCGGAGCGGAGATCTCCCGGTTCAAGGTTGTGATCGTTGCCATGCGTGTCCCTCCTTTCTGTTCCTGAGTGGCGCCCCCGCAGGGACGACGAGCGGGGGCGCCGGATCAGGGGAGGGGTCAGGCGGCCGGAACGACGCAGGACGTGTAGACCTGGTGTCCGGTGGCGCCCGACGGGCAGGCCTGGGCGGTGTAGAGCTTGATCTCGCCACAGGGGAAGATCGGCGCGTAGCCCTCCTCGGTGAAGAGGGCGGTGTACAGGTTCTGGCGCAGGTTGGTGGAGTCGTAGACGTTGGTCAGCGTGATGACGTCCTCACGCAGCAGGACGACGGCGCCCGCCGGGTAGATGAGGAACTGCACCGTGGTCGGGAGCTGCGTGATGTACGTGAACGGGCCCCCGACCGGCGTGATGTCACCGGGGTAGCCGGCCGCCGGGTCGCCGCCGGACTGGGCGTCCTGCCAGTCCCGGACGAACTGCACGCGGATGTTGCGGGTGGTGAACCACGACATGATCGTGGCGTTCGCCAGGGCGAACGGGTCGGCGTGCCAGGCGTTACGGCGGCCGATGTCGGCGCGCCACTGCGCCAGGACCCACTGCGGGAGGACGACCTCCAGGACCTGGTTCTCGGACATGTGCTCCCGGTAGCGCATGTCGATGGCTGCGATGGAGACCGCCGCCAGGATCGAAGAGACCGCCGACGTGTCGGGGGTGGAGCCGACCGCCGCCGCACCCTGGCCCGGGATGACGATGGCGGCACCGGCCTGGGCGACCATCTGGGCGATGATGTCCCGGTTCACGCTGACCTCGTGCTTGAGCGTGAGGCCGTCGATGAGGGTGGCGACGTTCTCCCGGTAGCCCACGTCCTGGAGGAAGCTGCCGGTGATGCAGGTCACGGCGACGTCGAGCCGACGCTCGGTGAACGTGGGGCAGGGGAGTTCGGTGCAGTTCTTCGGCGTATCGGCGATGACCTGCGCTTCGGTCAGCTTGGTGAAGCTGGTCAGCGTCGCGTCGTTGATCTGGGACCAGGACCAGTCGTTGGTGTAGCTGACACCGCCACGGGGCGCACCAGCAGTCGGGAGGTCGATGATGCCGTCCGACGTCCACAGGGAGCACAGGTCGTAGTCGATCTCCGACGGGGCGCACCAGCCGGCCGCAGCGGTGAGGGCGCCGTGGTGCGTGCCGCCCGCCAGAACCTGCTTCTCCCACGACTTGAGCAGCGATCCGCCCGGGAGGCGCTTCTCGTTGCGGAGCTCGGTCAGCATCTCCGCGTCGCGCTCACGGTCGCCGGTGACGCGGTGCTCCCGCTCACGGGTGAACTGGGCGAGGGCTCGTTCCGCCCGGACACCGCCGCCGACGCGGGAGGTGCCGTGCTGGGCGAACAGCTTCGTGGAGGCGTTGCCGATCTCCCGGACGGTGACGTCTCCGCCGACCTCCCGGCGCAGCACGCCGGCTGCGTCGCTGGAGAGGGTGATGGCGGTCTTGTCCCGGCGGACGAGCGGGGTCGCCTCCGGACGGGGCTGTGCGGCCATCTGGGACACGGAGGGAACGGGTGCGGCCGGAGAGACGCTCTCGGGCTGCGAGGCCGTCACAGGGGCCGTTACGGCCTCCGCCGGGGCCACGGGGGCGACCGGGTCGGGGAGCGGGGTCACGGAGGCGAACGCGTCACGCGCCGCCTGGGCTGCCTGTGCGGCCGTCTCCCGGCCTGCGAGCTCCGCCTGGAGCACGGGGAGCGCCACGGACAGCTCCGTCAGCTCAGCAGCCGCTCCGGCCTCTTCGGAGGCGGACAGCTCCTGGCCTCGGGTGACCACGCGGTTGAACTCGGTGCGCAGCTCCTCGTCCGTGGCCGTGGCTGCGTTGAACGCCACAGGCTCGACGGGGGTCTCGGAGGGGGTCTGGTCTGCCATGGCGGGGCTCCTCTCGATCGGCAGACGGACAAGTACGTCGTCGCCGGATCGGCCCACAGCCAGCATCCAAGCTTCCCCCAGGGTACGCCCTCCGCCGATCGCCACGCTGAGTAGTCGCCACGGAGGGGCGTACAGGGGGCTGTGCAGGGTGTGTGCCGGATGTGCCGGGAGGCTCGGATCATCCTCATGTAAGGACTTCTATATCGGGGTTAACCGGAGCTCCCGGCACATCCGGCACAGTGACTGCACACTTAGAGTCATCGCAGGTCAGAGCGTTATGGCCAACTCCGGCGCATGTCCTAGTTTGTCCCTCTGCATATGCCAACCGCTAAGGGTCGCCTAAGCCCGGCGCGCCCCGTGACCACGCTCCGCACACACCGAAGGCCCCGAAGCGGCACGTGCGGTGCACACCCGGGGCCCTCACGGCGGGTTACTTGGCCAGTGGAGCGACCATCTTGAACGTGCCCCCGCCCCCGGCGATGATCCGGCGGCGCACCTCCATCACGCCCTGGGCTGCGGGCACCCGCTCCTCCCCGCCGCTCTTGTACGTGATCAGGTAATCCTGCTTCGGCTTGCTCGCACCGCAGCACCCGGCCATGTCAGCGTCCCTCCGTCGTTGCCTGAGCCCACGCCCACTTGGCACGGGCCGTCTCCAGTCCATCCTGCGCCACGGAGCCTGTCTCCGTGCCCTCCTGCGGCGTGATCCCGAAGCTGGCGACCAGCGTCCGCTGCTCCCCGCTGGAGAACGCCACCCTGGCCCGGGGCACCGGAAAGCCCGGGGTGTTCACCGAGCACACGGCGATCAGCTCCAGCTGCCCGCCGATCCACCGCCAGTCTCCCGAGACCGGGGAGGACTTGAACACCTCCACCGCCTCGGGCTTCGCGTCGGGGAGCAGCCAGCCGGCGACCCAAATGCCGAACTCGTCCTCCCCCGCCACCACCTTCGCCACCGCCGCGTCCACGTCGTCGTAGTGCTCCTGGGCGGCACGGAAGGCAAGCTGCGGATCCGCGTGCCGGGGACCGGCCACGAGCGTCCCCACGGGCAGTACACCGCCCTCCGCCACCTCCTGCGCCCCCACGTGGAAGTGGGAGTAGTCGCTGTGCCCCATCGGGGGCGTGACGCAGCCGGGCAGCCCCACGTGGCAGGTATCCGCTCCGCCGATGTGGCCGAAGATCCGACCCGTGTCGGTCACCGTGAGGGGCGTGAGGCGGTCGAGATCCGGCCTGGCGAACCACTCCAGCGGCGGGAGCGGGCGGGGCGCAGCGTCGGCCCGGAGCGAGAACACGCCATCGTCGTCGAACCCGTACGGCACCTCTCCAGGCTCCGGTTCCGCAGGCAGCGGGTCCAGCGTCAGCGACACGTCGGCGAAGGCGGGGATGGCGACGAGCGTGGCGCCAGCCACCCGCCACCGGGTGACGACGATGCGCTCCATATCATCCATGACGTACTCGACGTCATCGAGGTCCACCGACGGGCCGATGACGCCTGCCTCCAGCAGCTCCATCACGTCCGTGCCGTAGGCGGCATCGAGCATGGAGCCGGTGGCGGTGACCATGCCGTCGGCGATGCGCAGCGTCTCGATGCGCCCCACCACCTGCGCCCCGCCGTGCCCGTCGTCGCTCTTCTGCTGGAACATCAGGGGCAGGGGCAACTCACGGGACGAGCCTCCCGCCGGGTCGATCACCCTCCCATCCCCTGTCGGGATACCGAGCCTCGCCAAAACGGCCGACCAGGTACGCGCCATGGTCCCTCCTTCCTACGGAGCCTGACGGCTCGTCCAGTCGATCTCTTTGCCCAGCACGATGGGCATCAAGGAACACCTGCAGTTGATGACCTCCGCCGCCGGGCCCGTCGGGTCCCCGGGGTACAGCAGCCGGGCGCCGCCCACGATGAACGGTTCCCGTAGCAGTGTGCGCTGCTTGTCGGCCGCGTGGTGCGTGGGCCGGGTGCGGGAGTCCTCGGTAGCGATCCATTGCTTGAACGGCGCCGGGTCACCCCGCTGTTCCGCGTCGAGCTCCGCCGCCCGGAACACGCCGGCGTTGACCGCTCCGATCGTCTCGGTGCGTGCCACGGTGACGGCTCTGTGCGGCCACCGCTCGGATCCCGTGGCGGTCAGCACGGTCTGTACGGCGGCGGTGATCGTGGGGATGTCCCGCTGGTCCCGGATGCCTCGCTCTACTTCTGCGACGATCAATCCATAGACCTCATCAGGCAAGCGAACGAGTCGGTTACCTGACTCATTCAAATAATTGGCTACCCAAGGATCCCCTACCGGGTCTCCAGTCCCGGTAACCCGTCGCCATGCGTCACCGAGGATTCCCCCGATAACGGGCATAACCTCTACGTTGACCTGTTCCGTCCAGTACTGAGCGTGATCGCTCACGCGTGCCGGATCCACGCCTCCGTCACGCGTCACGGACGGCCGGACCCGGTCGAGCCACCGCGTCAGCGACCGGAACCAGGTACGCGCCACCCGCTGCTCGCCCTCCCGGATGAACGCCTGGGCGCGCAGCCGCTGCGGGAGTCCCGGATCGTCCATCGGCGGAGTGCTCACCTGACGTCCTTCAGGGCGCGTACGAGCGTCGCCCTGTCATGGGTGACGCCCCGGGTCAGCCGTCCGGCCGCATAGGCCTTCAGCACCGTGGACAGACTCTCGTGCTCCCGCAGTGGGTAGGCCTCCTCCACAGGTCCTGCGAACTGGAACGAGCCCTCCAGGAGGCGGGGAAGGTCTGCCGCATCGGCCTTGATCACCGTGTGCAGCTCATGCTTCGGCGTGGAGGCGAACTGCCCCCGGTTCTCCCGCGTGAGCAACCGCCCGCCCGCCCGGTTGAGTGCGTCGAACACGAGCAGCTCCGCAGCGGCCACGAGACCTGCTGGGACGTCCTCCGTGTCCGGCTCCTCGCCCTGCGTGGAGGGCAGCGCAGCAGGCGTCTCCGGCTCCGTGGCACCCGGCACCAGTTCTCCCCCCTGTACCTCCCCCGTGGCGCCGGTAGCGGCGGGGGCGACGACGACGTCCAGCCCCATGGCGGAGGCGACGTTGGGGTCGGAGAGGAGCGTGGGTGCGCCGATGACGATCCGCTCCAGGAGGCGCCGGGTGTACTCGGCGTCGTCGGGCCTGGCGTCCTCCGGCACACCGTTCTCGGCGAGCATGTACTCGTCGGAGATGAGCAGCCGGTCGTGGAGGTCCCGGAGGTTCTCCGTGTCGTCGGGGCGCGCCACGATGGCCGTGGTGTCCCAGCCGATCTCGAAGCCTTCGGCCTGTTCCTCGGTCATCCCCATGGCGACGAGGGCGGGGCGGAACCACTGCTCGGTGATCGCGTCCCCGAGTTCCTTCAGCAGCGGCTCGATGAAGATCTTGTAGGTGGACTCCTCCACCTGCCACGCCGACCAGTGGTTGGACTCGCCCTGTGTGCCCGCAGCCACGTCCTTCGGCATGTCGAGCGTGGCGGCGAGGCGGGCCAGAGCCTTGTCCCGCAAGTCGTCCAGACCTTGCACGAACTCCGAGGCGGGGTTGACGAACGCCAGCGCACCGCCGGAGGCGATGAGCTCACCGGGGGCGTTGATGAAGATCGGGACGAGACCGGCGGCCGTTCCGGGCGTCTGGATAGCTGTCTCGGTGGCGGTGAGCACGTCGTCCATGAGCGACATGGCGGACGTGTCGTGGTCGCCCCGGGGGTAGTCCAGCTCGTTGGCGATGAGCGCGTAGCCGGCTACCGCCAGGCGGGAGTCGAGCTGTCCGGCGATCGTCTGCGAGGACTTCTCCACCTCCCGGCAGATGGGGAGCGCCGGACGGGCGGCGGAGTCCGCCTTCAGGTTGTCGTCCGGGTGGGGACACCACACACGGAACAGGCGGGCCTGGGGGCTCAGGGGGACGTCGAGTCCGGTCTTGGGGTCGGCGTACTCCCAGCGCGCGTCGGCCCCGGATCCCTTGGCCTTGACCTTCGAGGGGGACAGCACGATCCACTCGTCCGGCTGCGGTTTGCCACGCTTGCGGGGCCGGGGGTTGACGATGACCCACGCCTCACCGGGGACCTGCCAGCACAGGGCCAGGATGCGCAGGAGACCCGCACGCTTGGCGGCGCCTCCGAGGACCTGTGTGGCTGCGGCGACGGCCCGGGGGTCGGAGGCCGGTCCGGTCGGCTTGCCGGTCTCGAGGTCCAGCTCGGTGGCGTGGATGTCCGCCTGGCTGATCGAGTTGGCGATCCACACGAGCGGGGAGCGGAACTCGCCGATGACATCGAAGAAGTACCAGCCTTCCCGCTGCCAGTCGGTGTTAGTGCCGGACTGGCGCATGCGGTTGGCCTTGACAACGCCAGGGCCGCTCATGGGCATGGCGGCTGCGGTCAGTGGCCGTGCTCCGACTACGGGTCCGTCGCTGATCACTTCCAGCGGTGCGCCCTCTTTCCTCCTGCGGAAGATCGCCACCGGGTTACCTCTCCTCCCGGGTGGCGAGCCACCCCGTGATGTGGCTGAAAGCCAGGGCCCCGGCAACAGCGGTGAACGTTCGGGTGTCACCCCAGGCGTACCAGGCTCCGGCAACGGCGCTGCCCGCGTACACGCTGACGCACCAGTCGCAGGTGATCAGGTAGGCGACAGGGTCCAGCCGTGCGGGCAGGGCGACGATGAGCCGGTCCCGGACACGGCTGAACACCACGTCACGCGTGGCGAGGCGTGTGAGGCGGGCGGTGGCCAGTGCCGCCAGGGCCAGGGTGATCAGTTCCATGTGGGTCCCATCATGACGCCTTCCGCTCCTGTGCGGCGCGCCGGGCTGCGATCGCCGGGTGCATGCCCTGCCGCTTGCGGGCGATCGTGTGCGGGCTGGTCATGACGGACTGGGCCCGGTCCCGGCGCATGTGGTGGGTCACGGCGTGGACGAGGGCGTCGATACGGTCGGGGGATCCGCTGCCCCGGGACGTCTCCTCGGGGATCCACGTCGTCAGCTGGTCCTCCAGCTCGGGGAAGGCCCCCACGTGGTGGACGCGCCCCTGTTCGTAGAGCATGGCCACGGGCTGGGCCCGGAGCTTCTTGCCCTGGGAGGCGTTGACCCGCTCGAACGGCGCCGGGACCGTGTTGCCGGGGTTGAGGTCCCGCCACACACGGTTGAGGACGTCGGCCAGCCAGTCCTTCGGCCCGTTGTCCTCAACGATGATCTTCACGGCGTCGTACTGCTCAAGGAGCGCGTAGGCGGCACGGCAGGTTTCGTCGGGGGTGCGGCGGCGGGATGCGTCCGCCAGGACGTAGTGATGCTTGTCCACACCCCAGGCGGTGACGACCATGCCGGTCTCGTCACCCTTGGACGTGCCGGCGGGGTCGAGACCCACGACGATGGAGACGAACTCGGGAACCTGCTCCTGCGTGACCCGGGCCGCGTCGATGAGCGCACGGGCGACGAGGGCGCCGGGGAGGTCCTCCAGCACCTCGGCGTTGAGCTCCTGCCGCCCGAGCGTGGTGCCCTCGTACTTGGACACGACGGTGCGCTGGAACGTCTTGGCCAGGTTGTGCAGGTTGTCGTAGGTGGAGCCCCGGACCGTGATGCACTCGGGGTCCTTGATCAGTTCTTTGATCAGAGGGAGCGGGCGGGGCGTGGTGGTGATGCAGATCTGCGGGTGCTCGCCCAGGCGCAGGCCCATCTGCGCCATGTCCCAGGCCTCCCGGATGTACCGCCAGGCTGCCATCTCATCGAACCACCCGTAGTGATGCTGCGGGCCCCGGAGCCGGTCCGGCTCATCGGCGGAGTACAGCATCTGGATCGCCCCGTTGGGGTACTTGAGCAC